ATAGAATAGTTAAAACAAGCCGATATCAACCGGCTTATTTGCTATGCTTAAATTCAATACTAAATATTACAAGCCTACTCTGAAATTAATTTCGGAGTAGGCTTGACTTTTGTTAGCAGGTTTTTATATCATAAATATAGTGATATTCAGTAAAGTTTGTGAAATTCTTTTCAGCACTTATTAATAATATATCTTTTTCATAATCTAGAACTATACTAGAAAAAAAACTGGTAAAAAGCTCTTGTCAACATCAACTCCATACGCTTTTGTAATTTTCTTTTGTGATTTATCATATATAAAAAACGAATCTGGAGTGGTAATAACCGCGTAATCTTTTTTTTCATATACATAAGGCGGATGTTCACCCCATAATTCAAAAGCAGAATAACTTGGAGACTTCAAAGCTATACCTGAGACCTTGCATCCACTAATGGCTAACAATGCAATTATAGAAATTATATAAAATAATTTTTTCATGATTTTATATTCCTTTTATACCGAATCTCAAGATCAGATTTTTCCGACTCTAAATCTTTTTTATCCACCATCTTGTTCTCTTCTTTATAAATCTCGTTTATTTTATTTATAAGTTATTCAGCTTGTTCCTCTAATACAATAGGAGTTACATTTTCTTCTTTAAGATTACTACTTTTCATCATCATAGGCATATCTTTTGAAATATTTTCAAGTTCATCAGATTCATTTGTCCAAATTTGTATATCAAATCCACATATTTCATCAAATACATTATCTACAATAAATGCGTTTACATTGTTATCAATCTTTATAATAATATTTGTTGTTATTGTACTCATATCAACTTGACCATCGGCATATAAATAGTCACTTTTAATATTAACTGTATATACAGCTTTTCCATTTAGTTCATTAACTTCTATTAGCTCAGTTTTTATTGTCTTTTCATTCTTCTTCAAGTTATATAATGAAGAGTTATAGTTTAACACTTTCTTCTTATTAATTAAATATGACTTTAATGTATCAGTAAGTTCAAAGTCAAATATTTTTTCATCATCAAACATAAAGTATTTGAAGACTTTTTCTGCAAAATCCGTAACATATTTATCAGTACTGCTATAGTCTAATGCAGTTATCTTCGATTCTTTAGCACTTGCAACATAGGAATTACTTAATATTATTAATAAAGTTAATAATATACTTAAAGCTTTTTTCTTCATTAAACACCTCCTCAATTGTATTTTTATAACTATATTATAAATTAATTTTTTATTTATACCAACGTTTTCTTATCTTATTATTAAAATTAAAATATTCCTTCTAATAGTGATGAAACTTAAATAATCCAAGCATTCATTACATGAAACAAAAAATGGCTCATCTAAATCTGTTGAATCTATATTCATAACAGATATCGATGAACCATTTCTACTAGTCCTATTAAATTTTACTTTTTTTACAACGCTATTTTATAATTACCATTCAAAATCTATTCTATTTAATTTATCACTGATTTCTTCAGGTAATAAACCTACATTGTGCATTTCTATTACAAGGAAAAGAAATTCAGGTGGTAAATTTTAATATGCTCTCCTTATGTTTTAATTGTAGTTCTACAGATATCATAAAATATTTTCAAACATAACACAATTAAAACTCTCTCATATATGGGCTTATTTCCGTTTCTACGAATTCTCCAGTTTCTTCCCTGATAATTCTATTGTATTTTAGTTTAGAAACTGGATTTTCTGCAGTCTCTTTGTATTTGTTGAAATCTGCATTCTTCATTAATTCATTAGCACCAATTTGAGTTTTGTAGTCCTTTGAAGGATTGTAGTTGTTGACATAATATTCTAGATCTTCTTCACGAACTTGGTATTTGTTCGCATATTCTGAAATAGCAGTAAAAATGTGTTTTTCTATTTCTTGATTAATTATGGCTGCCATATTTTTATCCTTGTATTTGTATCTCAGATTTTCATCTTTCAATTCTTCAAGGATTTGGCTCATAATTTCTGCAACACCTTCTTTATTTTGTCTATATTTGTTAATATGTTCTTCAACTTCTTCAAATTTGTTCGCCTTGATTTCTTCTGCTGTAGGCACTAGAGATTGAAGCAACATTACAATATAGTTATAGTCGATTTGTTCAGTCTGAATGGTCTGTATCTGATATTCAACATCAATTGGCACGACATCATCACCATTATCATCACTAGCATTCATACGTTTAAGCTCTTCAATGATATTATGATAATTTCCTGAATAATTTTCAAATTCTTCATCTGAAATCACACCCACAATTTCCATAGGGTCTGTTTCATAATATTCGCTATACACCTTAATCGCAGAAAATGCCTTATCATATTTTTGAAATGCTCTCGCAAATCTTATCATTACTTCTTTGTTTCCAAAAATACGTGAAACATCTGTTAAAATTGGCGCAATTTCCATTAGTGCAAAATATGTTTCTCTTAGTGATTTCTTTGCCTCATCAAAACTTGGCGCTTGTACATAATCTTCCCCACCATTAGAATAAAGCACAATCGCATCTTCAACAGCTTGTCTAAATTTATTCGGCATTCTAAATGTGACGACTTGACCATAGATTTTTTGACTATCAAATATTCTATTCGTCCTTGAAAATGCCTGAATCAAATTATGCGGTGGCATTGGGTTTCTATCAATAAATAGGGTTGAAAGACAAGGAGCATCAAACCCAGTCAAAAGCCTGTCAACTACAATCACAATGTCCAGTTGCTCAGACCTTGACTTGTATTTAGCCATTTTCCTTTGTAGCCTATTATTTAAATCCCTATTGTATGCCCTCTCCGTTTCCAGATTAAATGTTGTATCAAACATTTCATTGTAAATTTGCAGAGATTCCTTCATTTTCTTTTGATCAGAAATTGACCTCTCCTCATTTTCAGAAATGGAATAAGTTATTGCAACCTTTGGAAAATCAACAATTTGACTCTTTACTCTTTCAGAAATCTTTACAGAGGATTTTCCATTCTTAACATCTTGGAAAAGCTCAAAATATCGTTGAGCCTCTTTTATAGAACTTGTAGTGAGAATGGCACAATATGCCTGCCCCGGTCCTTTATTTAACCCCAGTTTATTATCAGATCTATTTATAATACTGTTTATTACTTGCAATTTATGCGTATCATTATCAAAAATGTCATTTGTAAATTCCGCTTCAAGCTCTTCATCCGTCAAATTATACAGATCGATCCCATTTTCTTTCATCTTAAATCTGAAATCATCATAGTCGATAGTGTTTTTGTATTCCATTTGAAAACCAAGCACCGCCCCATTTTCAATGGCTTCCTTAACAGTATATGTATGTAAAACCTTACCATACTGAGCCTCGGTCGTCCTTGCAAGATCGCCTTTTTCTGCCTTCGCATTTTCTACAAAAATTGGCGTACCTGTAAAACCATACCAAAGAGAAGAGCGGAAAAATCTCTTTATCTCTCTTTGCTTTTCTGGGGATACCGCTCTATGACATTCATCCACAACAAATGCCAACTTAAGCTCTTTTATCTTTTCATATTTTTTATTTGATTCCCTATTATTAATCTTTCTGATTAATGTATTTAACTTTTGAATGGTTGTGATGATAACTGTCCTGTCACTTGAAACTAACTTATTTTCTAAATCGAAAGTATCATCTGTTTCATCAATTGTAACTAAATCATTTTCAGAATAATTTAGAAATGAAGATGTCGTCTGTTGATCTAAATCCACCCTATCAACGATAAATATTGCTTTATCAAGTGAAGGTATTTTTAACAGATTCTTCGCCACTTTATATGAGGTCAAGGTCTTACCTGAGCCGGTCGTATGCCAGATATATCCAGATTCGCCTCTTTTTATAGCACTTTTAACTGCATTAATCGCATGAATTTGATACGGACGTAAAAGGATGATTGACTTTGACTGCTTGTCCAATACGGAATAGTCCGAAATCATTAAATGAGCTTCAGGCACTCTAAGTACTGCATCTGCAAATTCGTACAGATTAGACACCTTATTATTATTCTCATCGACCCAAACGCTCAAAAACTTCTCATTTAAGCCATTCTTGGATGAAGCAATATATCTCGTATCCACTCCGTTTGATATAACAAACATCTGAATGGCAGAAAATATACCCGTAAATTTATCCTCTTCGATATATTTTTTCACCTGTCTAAATCCATCCATATATGGATGGGCTTTATTTTTCAATTCCACATGGATAAGTGGCAAACCATTAACCAACAAAGTCACATCAAATCTTCTATTCCTGTCCATCTCATGTCTTTTGTTAGATTCAAATTGATTGATAACTTCATAGACTGAAGTCCCACCCGCAATATCATTTGAATTAAGCAAATGAAGTCTGATAGTGCCTAGTTTTGCGTTATCTCTTCTTACTTCCACTTTGGCAATTCCATTTTCACCCGTCAAAAATTTAGCCGCTTCATAGAAACTGCTAAAGTCCAACTGACTCTTAACCTGTCTAAACTCAGTTTCAGACAACATAACATCGTTCAATTTGTCTGTGTTATTTCTCTCTAGAATGTTTTTTAAATTATCCCAAAGCTTTTCTTCGGTGTTCAAATCTTTTCGATATGTCCACTGAGATTTGCCCATGGTCAATCGTTCAATTAATTTGTCCTCTAATTCTTGTTCTGTTGTAAATCCCATCGCTGTCCTCGTTAAAACATTTTAAATTGATTAATATAGTATTCTTTTATGTCCTTATAAAACTCAAATTCCCTGTCAAACATTTCTCTCACACTACCCGTTTCGCCCTCTCCAAAATCAATATGAAGCTCTCTATTTGACAAAACATTTTCCTCGTTTAATAATAAATTCCTTAAAAATCTCACCAAATACACATTCGTCCTATTTGTCTTCTTAGGAATGTTTGTGTAATTTGGCCTGACCAATGCATTTCTAAAATACCATGCATTTTCAGCAAATATCGTATTTTCGACCTCAAAACCCAAAGTTCTCAAAGAGCTCCTTATGAATGGAAATCACTTCTCCCGGCGACAAGCTAAATGAGTTTTCATATATTAACTTTGTAATCTTCACCGAAACGCTATCCGCCTCACGAGTACGCGCCTGCCCTCTATCAGGCTTTTCCTCATAATATGACTTCATCAAATCCTGCACATCCTGAATGCTAATCTCACCATCAATATTCTTCACCGCATTTTCAACAAGATAATCAGAAGTCTTTAACCCATCCACCGCCTGCAGCCCCATGGCAGTCTTCCAGACAATCGACTTTCGCTTCTTGTCCGGCTCTGATTGTTCGATGTATTGTGGGAATGGATCTTAGTACATAATGGGCTCCTTCACTAACTAAAATATAATTTTCTTATAACTTACACATTTAATATATTAGTTATTTATTAGTTTTGTTAATCTTTCTAATACTTCTTTATTATTTATAACAACAATTGATAATTTATTTTTTACTCTTGTTACATTTTGATATAACATCATCATAGCATCATATTTCACGTTTGTTATAACTTTAGATCTTAGCTTATTTTCTGAATTGTAATAAAAATTTTCATCAATAATTACTACTACTTTATCAAATTCTTGACCTATTACTTTATGAGAACTATTCATACCATTAATTTTATATTTATCGAGTATATTCTCATAATAATTTGATGTTGAAAATTCAGGATACATCCACCCTTTTTCTACCATTTTTTTTAAGTAGTTTATTGCTTCATAGTATTCATTAAAATAATAAATAGTTATATCATTAAAATTACTTCTATAAAATTTAGACTTATCAAAAAGACAATTTATAAAATTATAAATATCTTTATTTGATCTAATTCTTCCTTTCAATTTTACTACATTTTTTATGGAGTTTAATATCTGTATAGTTTTACTTTTTGACTCGTCTATACTTAGAGTTTGTCTAGGATCATAACTAAAAACACCTACACATTCTGTTTCTTTAATTTTATTAATAACATATTCAAACTGGTTTATAGCAATTCTTTGAGTTTCATCAAATATTATATAATCAATTTTACTAAAATCTATATCATATATATTTTTTACAGAAATAATATTAAAATTATTTTCATTTAATTTTTTATGTCCTTTATTGAGTATTCCACAATGAACTAAAACAACATTTTTATTATTTGAAATTAAATCCAATGATATATCGTAAATTAAAAGACTTTTCCCAGACCCAGCCTTGCCTTGTATACAAATTAGTTTTTTATTTTCTTGTATCCATTTCATAATATTATGTTTTTTTTCATTTTGTTCGTCTGTTAAAAAATATTCCTTATTAATAAATCTTTTTGTGTCATTAAAAGGTGATATTAAATAATTTGTTGGTATAAATAAATTGTCAATGTCTAGGTTTAAATTTTTTATATTATTTAAGACTTTTATGAGTTCACAAAAATCCGTTTCTATCAATTCATCATTTTCTAATTTGAATAATTTATCTTCTTCTTTTAGAAAAGTAAATAAAAAAGTATTTTTGTTTAAAAACCTTAAATAGTATCTATTTTGTATAAGTTGATTCTTAATTTTTTCAACTTTTTGTTTTCTTTTTATTTCTATATTGATTATAGACTGATCATCAAATTTAATTAAATCAAATTCCTTTGAAATATTTGGAATTGAATACCCGTAAAAAAAATTTTCAAAAATCTCTATATTATCTTCTATTTCTATAATGTTTTGAATTAATTTATCCAAGCATTCAATTTCATTTCTAGAATATCTAGTATCACTTCCGGTAATAAACCTATGAAATTTTTGAATATAATTTTCATTTTGTAATCCAATACAAGCTTGAGTATAAACGTAAATATTTAAATTTTTCATTTTTGTTACCTATATAAACATTTTATCTAATAATGTTTTCTTTAGTTTCTTGTAAGCATCAAGTTTTTGTTGTTGTAAAGAGATTTGGTTGTCTATCTCAAAAAAGATTTTAGAAATCTTTTCTTGTTCTAAATCTGAAGGTATAGAGATAATAATATTTTCTAAATCTCTAATTTGGATATTTGGTAGTCCACTTCCTACTCTCAATCTCATTATTGACTTTTCTATGGATTTTAAAAAAGATAATAAAAAATATGATTTTACAGTTAAATGAATCAGTGTATAATTATGTCCCCCCGCTAAAAAATTTTTGATTATTCCATTTTACGTAACCACAGTTCTCTCCACCTTCACTTATAGAAATAGTATTTTTATTAGAATTCCATAAATTAGTCCTATTTGATGGTAATATACCTCCATTTAGGTGATAATATTTTCCATTTTCTGCAATTTTTTCTTTATTAAGTTGCTTTCCTTTCTTAATTTGTGAAACTTCGCTTAACTTTTTCTCTTCCCATTCTCCTTCAAAACCTTCAAACCTAATTTCAGGAACTTTTTCTCCTTGTTTCGGGAACATTTTTTGAAGCATTGATTGTTTGTAGTTTTTTAATTTTTCTACTCTTTCATTGATAGTATTTATTATATTACTAATTGTATTTAATATATATCCTATTTGTTTACTCTCTTCTTTATCTTTTGGAATATCTAATTTTATTTTTGATAACTCTGTTGAATTTATAGCAGGATAACTTGTTCCTGTACATCTTAACATAACCTCGTTTACAAATTTTTCAAGTTGAATTGATTGAAATAGAAAATCATTATTTACCGAATATACGGTCCTTAATTGTGCATATCCAGTTGAAAAAACATAGTTATAATTATTATCTTTAATATCAAATAAAAAATTATTTTTTTGGTATGGCCTTACAGTCTGATAAAATATGTCCCCATATTCTGCTAATCTTTGTGCTCTTGAAGGAGCCGTATTAATATGTTCAACTCTACTATTAACAAGGGTTGAACCTTCAACAGATTCTAAATCCACATATTTAAAGTCATTTGGAAGAATTGATTTTGGATTAATTTCAGCAATCTCCCCCAACCTCTTCTCTTCCCATTCCTCCTCAAATCCATCAAATCTAATCTCTGGTATTCTCTTCTTTTTAGCCATTCTATTCACCAAACCTTTCTAGCACTTGGATAAATTCCTTCAACTCTTTGTCGGCCTCTTCGTTTGTGCCGTGAAGTTCGTGAAGCATTCCTAAAAGCGCTTTTTCTGAAGCCTCTAACTTCATCTTTGTTTCGGTTAGATTTTTGGAAATTTCGTTTAGTGGCACGATTGGTTCGGGCTCAAAAGTGTCCACATATCTTGGAATGTTTAGATTAAATTCATTTTCTTTGATTTCCTCAAACGAAGCAAGATAGGCGTATTTATCAATGTTTTCCCTGTTTTTGTAGGCATTCAAAATCTTAGTGATATTTTCTTCGGTCAGCTCATTTCGATTAGACTTTTTTTCAAATTCTCTTGAAGCGTCGATAAATAACACATCCCTATTTGTCCTATTTTTCTTCAAAATGATTACAGTTGTCGGGATGCCCGTATTGAAAAATATCTTTTCAGGAAGTCCGATAACTGTGTCGATATTACCATTCTCAAGAAGAATTTTTCTGATTTGCTCCTCTCTCGCACCTCTAAATAGCACGCCGTGAGGCAAAACAATCGCCATTACTCCTTCAGCTTTCAAATGATAAAATCCGTGAAGTAAAAATGTATAGTCTGCCCTTGAAGCCGTTGGAATCACACCAAAAGAAGAAAATCTAGGGTCATCTAAAAATCCTTGGGCAGCAGACCATTTCGCAGAATATGGTGGATTCATAACAACCGCGTCAAAATCTGTCGGCTCTTCAACCGGCCAGTCATATTCAAGCGTATCACCATTATTCAGCGATTGATTGCTAGGCGCAACCCCGTGCAGAATCATATTCATTCGAGCAAGGTTATATGTCGAAGTGTTAATCTCTTGTCCAAAATACCTTACCGTGCCCGTTTCGTGGGAATGCTTACCAATGTTCAAAAGTAGCGAACCAGAACCCTCTCGTGTCAAGCGACTGACACAAAATACATTGTCTATTTTTAGACAACAAAAAGAGAGTGATTTCTCACTCCCTCTTGCGTCTATTTCCATATAATTTTTTGAACTACACTTGCTTCACAAATTACAGAATCAATATATTTGTTCATCATATCCCTAGTTAGTTCATTATCAATTATTAGATTATTATGACCAGATATTTCATCTATCCTTTTCTTTAAGCTTTCAATCTCTTTATCAATATCGTTTTTACTTTCTATAAATTTAGATTTTGTCATCTTACCTAATTTATATTTTTCAAAATCTGAAATTTTTTTAGACTCAAGTCTTTTAACTTGCTTTTCCAAATCTCTAAAACTTGCTTTCTCTTTTTTCTTTATTTCAAGATCTTTAAATCTTTCTTTAATATGAGAAAAAACTTGTTCTTCAAGCTTCTCTACTCTTGAGTTTTTATGTTCAACATTATTACATTTACAAATTCTGCACTGAAAATACCTGTGTACTCTTATGCTACCATCAAGCCTTTTTCTTTTTGATTGAGTAATTCCTAGGATGTGATTACAATTAGGACATCTTGCAAAACCTTGAAGTGGTGAATGCTGTCTCCATGGATAATCGCTGTTCTTGCCCTTAATAAATAATCTATTTCCCTTTAAAGCTTGCACTTTATCAAATTCTTCCTGAGAAACAATTGCTTCGTGATGATTATAAACCCTGCCCCATTCTTCTTTTGGATTATACTTTGCACTTCCTGGTTTTAATATTGATTTTTCTTGCATATTAAAAACATAAGTGCCTGTGTAATTTTCGTTTGAGAGTATATCAGTTACAGTTCCGTTTGTCCAAGTAGGATTTTTTCTTTTTGTAGAAGTTACAATTATACTCTTATAATCCATATTAGTAAGCTCTTTTTTACGCTCATTTGGTGTTGGGATATTTTCTTTATTCATTACCGATGCAATTTTTCTAGTTGCCATTCCACTTAAAGCTAAGTCAAATATCTTTCTAACTATCCAAGCCGTTTTTTCATCAATGATAATATTGTGCTTATCATTTGGATCTTTCATATATCCAAGAGGTGGATTCCAAGCAAGGAATTTCCCTTGTTTTTTTAATTCTGTAGTAACTGACTTAATCTTCTGAGAAATATCTTTTGCATAAAAGTCATATAAAAGACCTTTAAACTGAATATCAAGGTCTGTTCCATTTCCTTTTTCCTTAGCACTATCATATCCATCATTAATCGCAATAAATCTAATACCAAGAAATGGAAAGATATTTTCAAGATAATCACCAAGCGTAATATAGTCTCTCATAAACCTCGATAAGTCTTTTACAATGATTGCATTTATCTTCCCTAACTTTACGTCCTCAAGCATTCTTTGAAAAGCCGGTCTTTTCTCATTACTTCCAGAATAACCATCATCAATATATTCTTCCCTTTTAAAAGATTTTAATTCCTCATTTTTATTTAAGTAATCATTTAGATATTGTCTTTGATTAATGATACTTTCACTTTCATCTTTCTTTATTTGATCTTCTACAGAAAGTCTAATATAAAGGGCTATTTTACTCATTTTTAAGACCTCCTACAAAATTATCAATATTAAATTTAAAAACTACCTCAAAATTGTGATTTTCATAAACCACTATTTTTTCAACAATGCTATGAATTAAATCGCTTGAAATCTTTTCTAATCCCTTTGCTGAAAATACATCTTTTATCCATTTAATTGATTTTTTCTTTTCCTTTTCAAGTTCCTTTAGCTTATTTTCAAAAACAATCAATTCGCCATTTATTGAACCTATATGACTTAAAGCAATTTCTCTTTTTAATAAGTAAAGTTCTCTATCAATTTTTCCAAGACTGTATTCTTCATAAGACTTCTTAATAACTAAGTCTTCTTTTTCTATCTTCTCTTTTAATTTTTGAATGTCTTTTTTGATAAGAAAAAAGCTATTATCAAACTTAAAAGAAATTCTTTCGATAAAGTTTTTCTTGCTTGTAGCTATCCTTATAAATTCTTCTACTTTATCCGATATAGCCTTATCTAAATCTCTTTCCATAATAAATACTCTCTTTTCTTTTTTATCTCCAACATATCCATTATGAGTGTCGTTTTGAAAAGAGTAGTAGAGTCTATCACGATTTATTCCATATATTCTTGTTCTTCTAAAAAGCTCTTTGCCTGTGTTATGATTAAACACCAAGCCCTTATATCTATTTTCATAATCTCTTTTAAAGTCGTGCATTTTAGCGGCGAAAGGATGTTTTTCAAGTCTTTGTTTTCTTTCTTCCTGAACTTTTTCAAAATCTTCTTTTGAAATAATTGGCTCATGTGCATTTTCAAAAATGATATGCTCACTTTTATCCACTAATTTTTGTTTCATTCCTTTAGCAAGGTTTTGTTGTTTTACACCTTGCACTAAAGTTCCTATATAAGCTCTATTAGTGAGCATTTTAGAAATAGTGCCTTTATGCCACTGTGGATCGCCATCAATTCTATAAATTCTTCCAGTTTTGTAATAAGTAGAACCTGTAGCATAACCTTTTGTGTTAAAGTATTTTGCAATTTCATACTGACTTTTGCCTTCAAGTGCTAAGTTAAACATTTCTTCTACAACAAATCTAACTTTTTCATCTATCTCAAGTTTTTGTCCTTCTTTTAATTTTATGACCTTATAACCATATGGAGGATTAGAACCTATAAAATACCCATTTTTCGCTCTGTTGTGTTTACTTGTTTTTATCTTTACAGATATATCTTTAGCATACATATCATTTACAATATTTTTAAGTGTTACTTCAAAAGACTTTTTAGAGTCCAAATCTTTTACGGTATCCACCTTATCATTAACAGAAATAAATCTGACACCTAAAAATGGAAAAACTTTATCAATGAGCCTACCCATTTCAAGATATTCTCTTCCAAGCCTTGATAAATCTCTTATGATAATACAGTTTATCTTTCTATCTCTAATATCTTGCATCATCTCTTGAAACTGTGGTCTTTCAAAATTTGTCCCACTATATTCATAGTCTATATATGTTTTTAAGACCTTAATATTTTCTTTTAAGGCAAGTTCTTTACAACAAAGTACTTGTGTTTCTATTGATGATGATTTTTCTCTCCACTTTTCATTTCTTTCAGATGATAATCTTGTGTAAATACCTGCTTTATACAAGATCTTTTCTACACTCTCATCAACTTTTTGAATATATCTTTTAGAAGTTCTTGCCATTAGAAAACACCTCCTGCCACAAGTTTGGTTTTCGTGTTTTCTAAATGTTCACACAATAACTTTCCCATTGATAGAATTTTTACATTAGAAGCTTTAATTTCTTTATTTTTATCACTATCAACGATTGCTTGCATAAGGTTTAATGTTTCCATATTATTAAAGACAAAGTTTATAGCATTATCTTCACCAATTTCAATTAGATCTACAAAAGATACTAAAGATAATCTATTAAGAATACCGTCTTTATTAGGAACAATATCGGAAACAAAACTACTTTTATTTTGAATTTTTTCTTTTAATTCTTCTATCGTTTTTTCTTTTGTGCTAATTTGTTTCTCAATCTCTCTAATTTTTAAAAGATAATTTTTCCTAAATCTTTCAAATTCTTCTGTAGTAATAAGCTCTTCATCTAAATCCATATAAAGCGATTGTCTAAGTCTTTCGTACTTTTTCTTTTCTGCATTTAAATGCTCAAAATCAGCCTTAATTGTCAATTTAGAAACATCAATTTTACTTACCTTTTTAAGAAGTTCATTATACTTTAAAAGATAATCATTAAGAGCATAAATAGTAGAGTCTATTACATACTCTTCTTTAATGCTATGTCTTGTACATTTACCTTTATTGTTATATTCAGAACAAATATAAAAAATGTTGTAACCCTCTTTTAATTTAACTTTTCGTCTAATCATTGGACTTCCACAATCTTTACAATAAAGCATTCCAGATAGTATGCTTGGTTTTTCTTTATAAGCCTTTACATCACGAAGAAGCATTTTATTTGCAAGTAGAAATACAGATTTAGAAATAATGCTTTCGTGAGCATTTTCTATTGTAATCCAGTCATCTTTTGCAATATCAACTTCTTTTTTTGATTTGTAATTAAGCTTTGTGGTTTTACCTTGTTCTAAAACGCCAATATATACCTTATTGTTAATAATTCTATTTACAATTTTCGCATCCCATTTTGAATCTTTTACTATAAAGCCGGTGATAAAATTATCCCCTTTATTTTCTTTGTGTTTTGAGGGAGTAACTGTTCCTATACTGTTTAGAAAATCAGCAATTGCCTTTGAAGAATAACCTTCAATTTTCATATTAAAAATTCGGCTAATAATATGAGAAACTTCCGTATCAACTACAAGCTTATGTTTATTCCTACTATCTTTCTTATAACCAAAAGGAGCAAATGAACCGATAAATTCTCCATTTTTCCTTTTAACTTCCTTAGCTGATTTTACTTTCATAGAAATATCACGACAATAGCTGTCATTAATAAAATTTCTAATCGGAAGTATTAAATGGGTATCGCTAACATCTGCATTAGCACTATCATAATTATCATTTATCGAAATAAAGCGTATCCCTTTTTCAGGAAATATCTTTTGTAAGTATTTGCCAGACTCAATATAATCTCTACCAAAACGTGATAAGTCTTTTACGATAATTATCTTAAACTTACCTGCGTTTAAGTCCTTAATCATATTTTTAAAATTTGGTCTGTCAAAATTAGAACCGCTAAAGCCATCATCTACATACTCTTTAGATATAGTAATAGCATTTTCTTTAGCGTAAGTCTTTATTATTTGTCTTTGATTTGCAATAGAATTGCTTTCTGAAACATCTGCGTCTTCTCTTGATAGACGAAGATACATACAAGCAATATTTTCATTCATACGAACCCTCCTAAAATTTAATTTTGGCAAATAGTCATTTAGAAAGATCGCTTCTACCGCTTATATTGTACCGCACTGAAATTTTTATGTCAGCCCTATAGTTTTATAACTGATCTTAAAAGGTGCATTTCAATAATATCTAGTAAATCAAGACTTTCTTTTTTACTACTTGAATAAGTGATTTTCTTCTCATAATTTTTTTCTATTTGCTTTTTAGTTTCGCTTTTTTTATTTTCATTTTTCATGATTATAACCTCACATTTAAAATTTAAGTTTATTGACATTGGTAGGTGTCTTGGCAGACAACATAGGAATCTCACCTCCGCCCCTTTTTTAGATGAGCCGGCGTCAACTGTAGAAGTATCATTATCACTATTTGTTTCACAGACAAGTTGCCACCCTTGTTTTTAGGTATTCTTTTTTCTCGCTCGCTTCCTTATTCCTTTGTATTAGACAGATACAAGTATTCATACTAAACTAATTTCTTAGCAGGAAGGTCTTGGCGTAAGTCCTAATTCTCCACAAATAGATAACGTCCTACCTTGGTCTATTCAGTTGTCAAGGATCAAATGGGAATAAAAAACTTATTATCCCCTACACTTATATAAGTGAAAATTTTTGCCTGATGTAACACATAGAAATTAAAAAAGGGCTAGAAAAATTATCTAGCCCCTTGGCTTTTAAAATATACTTAAAAGATTTCTTATTTTATCTAGTATATTTTTATGTTTCCTACTTATTTTCATAGGATTGGTATTTGTTTCTTTTGCGATTTCTCTTATTGACTTTTCTTCAAAATAAATAGAGTCAATTATTTTTCTTTCTTCCTCGTTTAATTTAGAAAGAGCAGTATATAAATCTTCTATTCGCATTTTCGTTTCAACTATTTTTTCAACATCAACACTTTTATCTTCAATCATTTCTTCAAAAACTGTATCTTCAGTATTTAAATTAGAAAAAAAGAGCAAGTGGTTTTTTCTATCCACTCGCTCTAAATAATTTTCGTGATTGGTTATTTTCCAATACTCTTTATATACTTCTTCAGATACATCGACTTTTTCTTTATTTACTATTAAAAAATATTTTTTACTCATTTTTATCCTCCAATTTTGTTTTCTAATATTTGTTTTTAGATAACAAAAAAGGAGGACTACGATTTTTAATCATATTTCCTCCAAACAAAAAAAGCCTTGATTAAAGGCTTAATTCTCAATATTTAATTTTTATGGCATAAAGCCCCGTATACTAATTATACTTTAGCCTAGGTTCTTATGTACTCCCTTTTTTATTCGCATAAAGTTTGTATAAAGTTCATCAATAGTTCGCAAATAGTTCAATTAAGGGTTAAAAAACTTTTAGAATTCTTATGAATGTACTCTAAGCTTTTCATTTCGCTTTTAAACTCAGGTATTGCATATCCCCATAAAGCAATGCCCATAAGATAAATGGCTTCTTTTTTTCGTTTATAAAAAGTTGTTTTTTCAATTGCCAACTTATACATACAATCTAAATCTGTCATTTTTTCTTTTCTTAAATAGCTATTGTAGATAATATCGTAATAGATACTTCCTTTTTCAGGATACTCTTTGATATGTCTTAGTGATTTATCTATCAGTTCTATTAACCATTTTGTTTCAAAAAGATGATTTATCTTTTCTTCAAAATCAACTCTTTTTTCTATTGGTGCAAAATTGTTTAAAAAAGATAAGGCATTTTCAATGCTCATTCCATATGTAACTTCATATTCACAAACCATATCACTTGATCTTGTATTGATTGACCAAACTACCTTTCTATAAATAGAAAGTAAAAGTTTAGTTTTGTGCCATACTTCTTCGCTCTCTAAGCCAAAGCTATTATATAGTGTATTTATTTCGCTTAGGTCTTTTTTTATCAAATTACACACCTCCTATAATAAAAGTTTTTAAAAGTTGTCTGCAATTTATTCATAATGAATATTTTTATGTCCATTTTTCACCTCCTAAACTATTTACTTTTTTTGATAATTATTTTATAATATTAGTAATTTAATTTCTAATTAGGTAAATTATACAGAAATATATTTCTAATGTCAAACTAATGATTTCAAAATTAGAAAAATTATTTCTGCTTTTAAAATCACAAGGAGGACATATGAGTTTTGGGAAAAAATTAAAAAAATTAAGAGAAGAAAAGAAAATTACTCAAGAAGAATTAGCAAACATTTTAGGTTTAACTGGTAAAACAATTAGTAATTATGAGGTAAAGGGGCTTAAACCTAGAAAAATTGAAATTTACGAAAAACTAGCTGATTTTTTTGAAATTGATATAAATTATCTGCTTACTCCGCAAGATTGCTTTATTATCAACACTTCAGAAAAATTTGGCTACAAGAGTGCTAAAGACGCCTTGCATCTTGTTGAAAATATGGCAGGACTTTTTGCCGGTGGCGAACTTCCTGAAGAAGATAAAGACATTCTATTTGAAGCCATTTCTGAAGCCTATTGGCAGGCAAAAATAGAAAATAGAAAATACGCAAAGATTAAAAAAAGGTAGCCTATGAATACTTGGATTTATAATAAGGCAAACAGGCTTGTTAAAAAGTATGGCACAAGAAATCCTGAAATACTTATTAAAGAGTTAAACATCAAACTGTACTATATGGGGGCTACTTCTCGCCTGCTTGGAATGTATCGGATAATCTTGAAAAATAGATTTATTTTTATTCCTAATAATTTAGGAACACTTACTAAAACTGTCCTTGCTCACGAATTAGGACACGATCAACTTCATCGAAAAGAATGTGAAAAAGGGGCTTCTTTTCATGAAAGTAGTGTCTTTAACTTTACAAGTAAATATGAACTTGAGGCTAATATTTTTGCAGCTCATCTTCTAATCTCTGATGAAGATATCTACTCTATGTTTAAGTACAGGGAAAATGAATATAATGTTGCATCTGAACTTGGTGTTGATATTAATCTTTTGAATCTAAAAATATCAGAAATGGCAAAAATGGGTTTACTAAATATAAATGAATTATATTGTCATAGACCTGATTCTACATTTTTAAAAAATTATCGTCCCCTTGATGATGAATGGTCAAACGCATAATGGGAATAATCGATTATTCAAAAGAACCCAAATCAGATATTGCCTTTATTGATATGAAATCTTTTTATGCAAGTGTCGAATGTGTAAAAAGAGGACTTAATCCTCTTACTACCTCTCTTTGTGTTATGAGTAGGGCTGATAATGCAAACGGCTTAATCCTTGCTAGCTCCCCTACTTTTAAGGAAGTTTTTGGCAAGCAAAATGTCGGTAGAAGTAGAGATCTGCCCTTTGATATTCATACCAGAAAATTCTCTTTTGAGAATGCAAAAAAACAAAATATTACCATTACTAAAGAATACATTAACTATATTGAACAGTGGGCTAAAAAAACTTTTATTGTGCCACCTCGTATGGCTCTTTATATCAAGGAAAATATCAAAATTCAAAAAGTTTTTAAAAAATATGCAAGTGAAAAGGAAATATACCCCTACTCTATTGATGAGGGTTTTATCGATTTAAGTTCCTCGATTGATTACTTTTTTAAAGATAAAAAAATGAGTAGAAAAGAAAAACTTGATATTCTTTGTGCAAAAATCCAAAAAGATATTTGGAAGGAAACTGGTATTTATTCTACTGTCGGTATGAGTAATGCCAATCCTCTTTTAGCTAAGCTTGCTCTTGATAATGAGGCTAAGAAAAACAAAAACATGAGGGCTAACTGGTCTTATGAAGATGTCAAAAGTAAGGTGTGGAACATTAAAAATTTAACTGACTTTTGGGGCATTGGTAAAAGGACAGCCCTAAGACTTGAAAAACTTTATATTCGTTCAGTTAAAGACTTAGCAAATGCCAATCCTGACTTACTAAAAAAAGAATTTGGAATCATTGGCGTTCAGCTTTGGTTTCATGCTAATGGAGTCGATGAAAGCAATTTAAGTAAGCCATATATTCCACAAACAAATGGTTTAGGTACTTCACAGGTACTGCCTAGAAATTATGAAAATAAGGAAGAAATAAAAATTGTTCTCTCAGAAATGGTAGAAGAAATTGCTACTAAACTTAGAAAACAAAATAAACAAACAACTAGTATTTTTCTTCATATCGGCTTTAGTTACACTGAAAACAAAAAAGATATTTCTATTAGTAAAAAGATAAATCCAACAAACAGTACCAAAGAATTAACAGAACATATTTTAAGTCTTTTTTACGAGAAATATGGTGGAGGAGCTGTTAGAAATCTTGGAATCAGATTTGATAAACTTACTGATAAAGAAATAACTGTTTATACCATATTTGATGATATTAAAAAAATAGAAAAAATTAAAAATCTTGAAAATACAGTTGATCAAATAAGAGAAAAATATGGTTATTTATCTGTGCAAAAAGCAACGAGTCTTATGAAAGGTTCAAGAGTTAGAGAAAGAAATTCTTTAATCGGTGGACACGATGGAGGTGAAAGAAATGATAAATAGATCTTATCTACCTTATAAATCGGCAAGAGAATATGTTGATCGTGGTATGGCAAAATGGATGGGCTTTTTTCTTGCTGAACATACTGTTGCCCTCAATAGTACTGACTGTGGTATTTGTTTTGACGATAGAATGGACGAGGAAGAAAAATTATTTTTCCTATCTTCTGCCTTTATCAATAAACTTGAAATTTTACTTTATACCACAAGGCAAAAAGAGCCGTTTTTAGGTGTAATTTCTGATATGAACGATAAAAAACTTTACTTAACAACTGATGAAAAAATATTTAATTTTACTTATGAAGAAATATTAAAACTAAGATTAACAAAGGTTGATGAAGATGAATAAACTTGAAAAAAACAGTATACAATTTGATTATTTTAGTAGTAACTATGAAAAATTTGAAAATGACTTTTATCGCTATTCGAATATCAATATACCTCTTACTTTTTTAACTGATGACATCTTAAATTTAATGCTAAAGACAAAAAGAAATTTCTTTAGACTTAATGCTCCAAATGCGATTGATAAAAAAGACCATTATTTCATATTTAAAATCAAAGAGCAGACAGATAACACTTCTGTTTTAAGTCTTGAGTATGTAGGTCATAGTTATGGAAGGTAGCAGACATTTAAAAAATAATGCGGTAAAATATAAATATAGCTTAACGCTTGTTTTATAACTTATATTTTTATAGCAAGCACAGTAAGTGAGTACCCACTTACGAAAAAATTGATGAAGCAGCCCCTCGTGGAGTTGCTTCTTTTTTTATCAATTTTAGCTTGTACCCTCGCCTAATAGTTTCATCAATTCGAGCAAACTCTCATTGGAAACTATTGGCTGGGGCAAACTTTTAGGGAGAACCCTAAGACCCCAAATATTTATGATAAGGAGATGATTTTATGAAAAATAGAAAAAGAAAAAATCAACTTAAAATATATTTAACAGATGAAGAAAAAGAATTTTTTGAAAAGAAAATGAAACTTACCAATTCTAAAACTATGTCCTATTTTTTAAGAAAATGTGTTCTTGAAAAGGAAATTTATATTGTTGATCTTGAACCATTTAGAAATATTCAGTGGTTACTTTCTAATGCTACAAATAACATCAATCAGATTGCAAAGGCTACTAATACAACAGGTATTATCTACCAAAAAGATATTGAAAAAATGAATAAACAGATAGAAAATTTAGCAAAAGAAATATGGCATATTCATTCCTTGCTTCTTAAAAGAACTAAAGAAAGTTGTTGTGATTAGTATGGCTATTACAAAAATACACCCTATAAAATCAACACTAAATTTAGCTATTGAGTATATCGTTAATGCTAAAAAAACTGATGAAAAAATTCTTGTATCATCATTTAAATGTCATCCCTCTACCGCTCATATACAATTTGCAAAAACAAGATTAGATAATCAAACAAAAGGCTCAGTCTTGGCTAGACATTTAATTCAGTCTTTTCTTCCTGGAGAAGTTTCTCCAGAAAAAGCTCACGAAATTGGACTTGAATTATGTAAGAGAATTTTAAAAGATGAGTATGAATATGTTTTGACAACTCATATAGATAAAGGACATATTCATAACCACATAATCTTTAATAATGTAAATATGATTACTGGTAAATGCTATCAATCCAACAAAAGAAACTATCATAAAATCAGATACCAAAGTGATAAACTTTGTAAAGAATATAAGCTTTCAGTAATTGACGAATATTATGAGGCGTACAAGAAAAAATATAAGACTAAAGGTAAATCTTGGTATGAAAATGAACAAGCTAAAAAGGGTAATTCTTGGAAGTCTAAACTCCAATTTGATATTGATAAACTGATAAAACAAGCTAAAGACTGGGATGAATTTTTAAGAAAAATGCAAGAGCTTGGTTATGAAATTAAGTATGGCAAACATATTGCCTTTAAGCATAAAGACAAGGAAAGATTTACAAGAGCAAAGACTATTGGTGAAGATTATACAGAAGAAAAATTAAAAGAACGTATCTTAAATAAACAAAATAAAAGAGAGTATAGTGTTAAAAAAAGAATTGGAAATATTATTGATATTAAGAATAATGAGAAAATAAAAACAAACAAAGCTTATGAGCGTTGGGCTACTAAACACAATCTAAAAACTGCTTCTGAAATGATTGTTTTAATGCGTGAACAAGGTTTTAAATCATTTAAGGATCTTGATATATTCATCAAAGAAAGTGCTAGTAAAAGACAAAGTATACAAGATGAAATTAAACTTATTGAAAAAGACATTTCAAGCCTATCTAATACTATGGAAAATATTCATAATGTAAATAAATACAGACAAATTTATCAAGAATATAAGAAAGATAAAAGCGATAAGTCATTTTTTGATGAACATAAATCAGAGATTATCTTGTATGAAAAAGCACTTAATGAACTTAAAAAATCGTACTCTAAAATGCCAAGTTCTAAGGATATTTTTGAGGATCTTGAGAGCTTAAACGAAAAAAAGAATACCCTTATGCAAGAGTATTCTTCGTCAAATGATTATATGAATGAGTTATATCAGATTAGAAAAAACTATGAGAAATATATGGGGAAAGAGATGGAGAGGTATTAGTATCTTCGTATTAAGCGTTATTCATTTTGAGTAATATTCCATAATTTTCTTTGTATACTTCCTCATTCAACAAACCATATTTCTTGTTGTCTAATGTTTTGATATTGACTTTGTTTTTAAGCTTATAGCTGCTTTCGGAAAACCCAATGGCTGAAACTATCAACTGATTAAACTTACTGCTAGAATCCATTATGTACTGCACCAATGAATGTTTTTTCTCCTGATCAGTTTCAGCATTATTAGGACTATCAAACACCATAGGAAATTGAATTCCGCTTAAATTATAGCTTCCTTTCATACCGTTTAGTGTCATATACCAAATAACTGTTGATAATGGTTTATTACTACCACTAGCACAAAAATTCTTAGACATTTGTTCGTAATCAGTAGATTGTAATTCGTTTAAATTAAATTGTATTTTTAATTTATCAATCAAAGAATAATACAACTCATCAGCCGACTTTATCCTTTGATTTACAGACTTTAACTCTTTTTTTATAGGTTTTAACTCTTCTTTTATATTTCCAACAAGTCTTTCATCTTCTAACAAATCTGTATTTATTTCATCTATAAGTTTATTTAAACCACTAAAGCGAATATAGTCTTTAATTTCTTTTCGATTCTTATATATCTTGTCATTATGGTTTTTTAATTCTATTTCTAATTTTGAGTATTGGTTTTCATAGTTTTTAATTTCCTCTTTAATCCGAGCATTCTCAATCCTTATTCCATCCTTAAAACTAATGGTATTATCAATTTGGTTATATCTTTTACTCCTTAGTTCAATTGTATTATCTAAAACGGTATAGCATTCTGGACATACTTTTGACTTTAGCATTAAAGTAATTTCTTTTTCTTTTCTATTTTCAAATTTAGAAATTTGATTTAAAGTAATGCTCTGCTCTTCAAGTTCATTTCTCAATTCAATTAGCTTATTCCTAATAGAATTCATTTCATTCATCAACTCAGAATATTTTTTTGTTTCAATTTCAAGTTCATTTTCAAGAGCTTCCGTTGTCTCCGGACAGGAAAATCCATCTAATAAAAAGATTGTCTTGTCTTTCATTTTTATCAATGAATCTATATCTTCTTTTTTAGCTTTTATTTCGTTTTCTAGCTCTTCCTTACGCTTAACACATTCAAAATAATTCTTGTCATATATTCCTAAATGAGAATATATAACATTAAGTTTAAAATTACTGAATTGTGCCAAATTTTTAAACGAGCTAAACTTTGTTCCTTCGTAATGATCTTGATCTAAAAAATTAAAAAGAAAGCTATATGCAGGTGGAGCTATCTCAAGCTCCTTGGTATTTTTATTTGGTAAATAAATAGTAAAATCAAATAATTCTCCTAAAAATAGTGCTAGTTCACTTCTATGAATTGTCATAAAGATAATTTCCAAATTACTATTAAATATTTTAAACAATCTTTGAGATCTATAAATATAATATTCCGTATTATCTACTGAAAATTTCAAAATATATACTTTATCACACTCATTCCATTTTGCATCAAAATGAGAATCTGCACCCAAAGAGTGATACAGACTTCTTAATAAAACAGACTTACCTCTATCAGTTCCATCAATATCGCTAGATGTGATTATATTTATTCCCTTCTTAAATTCTGTTGTATATGCAGTTTCCGCCATTGTATCAAATATATAGAGTTTGTTAAATGTTACATTCATTATATTTCACCTCCAGAAGCATACACGAAATAAATCAAAAGATACTGGACCATTTTCATCTCTTTAGTAAATTCTATTCCAAATTCTTCATCAAATAGTTTTGAAACATTGTCTAAATAACAATCAACATCATTCAATTCGTCAACATGCTCTTTAATATAATTAAATATGTTTATTTTAATCATATTTAAATTTTTGTTTTGTGGTAAATCTATTAAATTACCCAATGCTGTATTATATTTTCTTCTAAGACTTAAAGGTTGTTTATTTATATAATCTTGAGTTTCAAGAATACCTTTCTTAGACTCTTTTTTGTGTGCATCAAGCATTTTATTGAATTCAGTTCTAGTTACACCTTTATATTTAACAACTTCATCATAAGTTTTTAGATCAAATTCATATGAAGCTTTTTCCTTAACTGTTTCCGAAACAAGCCTATATAAAGCATTAGGATTTTGAGGTTCTTCCCCTTTTATTTCCACAAATGCTTTAATAAGCTTCCCACGAATTGAATCTTCCGGGTTCAATAAATCCATATTTTCAAAAATATAAAAAACATTATCTAAATCGATTGTTTTTAATCCCAACTCATCACAAAGACTATTTTTAATTCTATCAACAACACTTGATTCCAATTCCCCAAAACATTGATTAGAAAAATCAATATTCTTATTTTTTATTTTCAATTGTTGATTACAAACAATAGCCAATTTTATGTTTTTCCCTGGAGAGTAAAGTGCATATAATTTGCCTAAAATTGAATTTTTTACTTCTTTAGATCTTTGGCACAATTGTTTATCATTATAGTTTCCAGATTTTTTAGTCTTTATTTGGTAAAAGTACATTTTATCTGCTTTATGTAATTCAATGTCACATTTAAAATCAAATATTACACTGTACTCATCTAGTGTTTTATGTTCGTCTATAATCTGATTTATTCCCCAAAGTAATTCTAGTCTAAAGCGATTCTTCGTAATACTACCAGATAAATCTTTAGGCAAACTCATATAATAATCACTTATATTCACCGCTATATCCTTTCTCATAAAATTTAAGTAGTTAGGTATATCTCATACATAACTTCACATGGCTTTAAAATAACCTCTATATCATGAAGGTCAGGATTAACTAATCCATGAAAAATATCCATTCTTGCCATTCCTAATTTCTTTTCATCTATTCCATCACTCGGCATTATAAATGCGTTCTGGGATATTATTAAATTATTCTCTTCAGCAAATTTTTTGTAAGCTAATTCATACAAATATTGCTTATCAATATCACCAACACCAGGTTGTCTTAAAACCCCTTTTTCATCCAATCTAATCTTATAGTATTTTGCATCATAGATTGATAAAGAGTGATTATCTTTATCTACAACAACCAAATCTGGCACCAAAGTTTGTTTAGCACTATGAGTATACTTTGTTCCTTCTTCAGATATATAAATCCACTTAGGTATAGGTATGACTTCACTAAGTAAAGTTGAATCTCCTTTTGTCTTAGAATATTTAAGCCCCATTTCTTTTAGTGAGCGATTGACACAATCTCCCATTACAACAGAGCATACATCTTCCCAAACCATATTGAAGGAAATAGTACCTACAAAGGATATATTATCAGCCGCTGTAGTATAATCATTTTTTGTCAAATAACTCTTCATAAGATTAAGTGCTTTGATTTTATAAGTCACAAATTGTTGTGATAATTCTTGATTTATCCGTTGCACTAAAAACTCTATAGAACCTAAAGCACTAATGGAAGAGTTGTTTAAATGTATACCCTCAACACCTATTATGTTCAATATATCTTCTGAGGTTTTGCAAGCTTCTGTAATGACTAAAGAATGTAGCATCCTAAAAAAATCATCTTCATTATTTACATAATTGTTTGTAAATAAGTCAAGGTAAAATGGTGAATCATTGAAGAAATAAGCTGTATTTTCGTTAATAGTTTTATCCCAAAGTATTTCTCCTTCTCCATTTATTTCAATGACTTCTTTTTCACTACGATAAAGTCCGTGCTCATAATATTCTTTTAATAATTCTAAAGTTAAAGATACTAGGTTAAAATTATCAGTCTCCAAAGCATTATTAAACCCTTGCTGAATGGACTTGCCATTATACTTTCTTACAACACTTATAATTTGCTTGAATTTTGAAAAGTTCTTATCATCCTTATATGTATTCATATATTTAGGATAAACAACAAGGCAAATATTTTTTACACTTATAATACCAACATATTTGAAAACATACATGGATTCAAAAGAAACTGTATTAAAAATATCTTCATCAAACAATTCCTCAATAGTTAAATCATCTAATAATCCATTATTGATTCCTCTAACGATATTTTTAATTGACAATTTTTCCAGTACAGAAACCAACTCTGCTTCATCTAAAGCAAAAATTTTCTGTAGTTCACCTTTTGAATAAGGTTTAAGCTCTTGTAGAACCACTGTCTTCATGTATTACTTCCTTTACACTAACTATTTTCTTCATCTGGAGCATTTTCAATAGATTCTTCATTTTCTTCAATATCTTGTTTTACCACTACTAACTCCAAATCATCTTTAAATAAAGTCTTTATGTTTTCATCAAATTTATTACAAACAGTTGAGAATGTTGCTAAATCGCCATCCACAAATTTGAATATTTGATTTCTATAAGCTTTACCAGCATCCTCAAACAGATACATTAAGACTTTGTTTCTAACAACTTTAGTGACCTCCTCTGGAGATTTTTCAAGTGCTGCTTTAGGAATAAAGTACGGCCCTAACAACTTATCTTCAGGAATATTTTTTGATGAAAGAATTTTATTAATAGAACGTCTAAAACTATCCCATGTAATCACTTCATTATCACTAATCCTCATTAGATAATTATCAAAGTCACTATTAACTGAATCATTAACTCCTAAATACTCAAAATCCCATCTTCTTCTAAAAGCTGTATCCATAGGCATTACCCCTTGATCGGCACTATTCATCGAAGCCCATATATAGAAATTGCTAGGTAAATATAATTTACTAAAATCATCACCTAACTTTTTTTGTATTCTTTCATCCAATTTAAAATCACTAAACTCTTTTTTTAGAAAATCTTGTAATTCCATCGGAGTTGAAATAAGGTATTCACTTTCACCATTTTCATCTCTATCTAAGAGTTGAAATATATCTCCGAAAACAGAAGCCACATTTGCTCTATTTATTTCTTCTATTAGTAAAAGATGATTTTGATTAGGATTTTTTAGTGCTTTAACAACTTGTTTCATAAAAACACCTGGAATATATTCATATGTTATTGACTCTTGAATATTACCATCTTCATCTTTTTTTATTGTTCCATCACTATTTTTCAAGACTTTTGGAAATGGTTTAAATGCTCCAACAAAATTTCCATACATATAATTTGGATGGAAAGTTACACGTTCATAATTATCTGCAAAATATTCTTTAGCTTCTTCATTGAGTTTATAGCTTTTCCCAGTCCCTGGAGCTCCGAAGAAAATTCTTTGGTGGGGCTTATCAATACTACTTTTTATAACATCGTAATTATGGTCTTCTTCATATACCTTATTTACATAATTGCTCCAATGTTTTTCATCTATAGAAATACTCAAGGTTTTATCTATAGTTGATAGTTTGTACTTCATAATATTATTTTCTAAATTTTTTGAATATAAAGTTATAAACCAAGAATAATTGAACCCATCATTTTTATCTAAATTACTTTTATAATCACTAGGTCTTATCTGTGGTTTGTTTCCATTACCGTAAGTAACTAAAAATCTTGGATTAATAACATTTTCTCCAACATACTTTAGAACAGATGGTTCTAATACTAATCTATATTCATTATTTAAAGAATATATAAAATTTCTTCCTCCATTTCTTGTATACTCTTTATTTGAAAATTCTACCAAATATCCTTCATCAAGCAAACGCTTAAAAAAATCATTAGGTAAATTATAAGAAGCTTGTCCGCCTCCACCATTTTTTCTCTCCGTTTTAATAATAAATGCTTCTACAACTCCTATATTCTTGGTTTCAGAACTTGTTAATATTTTTTCATCTTCATAAAGCATACTCTATTCTCCTATTTATCTTTTTTCATTATTTTTTTTATTTCACGAGCAAATATTTCTCCTAAAATAGGAGGAACTGCATTACCAACCTGAGTATATTGACTTGTTTTAGTTCCAGTAAAAAAGAATCTATCTGGAAAACTTTGAATTCTTGCAACCTCCCTCACAGTAGGGATTCTATTCTCTCTATAATGGAAATAATTTCTATGTCCACAGTCTATTGTACTACTAGGAAGTTTACTGTTCATTCTTTTAAAGGCAGCATTATAATTTCTAACTTTATAATATTCCGCTGATAAATCCTTAATGCTACCACCATCTGGAACCATACTAATTATATCAATAGTTTTTTTCTCATGTTTGGTAATATCATTATTCTCAATGTCACCTTCCGCATTTTCTCTCATCTTCTTTTGATAGTCATTTAAAGGATCTGATTTATATTTATATTGTGATTCTCCTGAATCTAAACTTGGTAAATCACTCAGAGCATCTTTTGTAGAAACAATATTATTTTTATCTCCAATTGGAAACTCAAAGAACAAGTTACCAAAATAGTCTTTATTTAATCCTACAAAAAAAACTCTTTCTCTATTTTGCGGTATGCCATATTCAGATGCTTTTATAACTTTAAAATTAACATTGTAGCCTAATTTGGTAAACCTATTAATAATATCATCCTTAAAAAATCCTTTATTTAAATTTAATAATCCTTTTACATTCTCTAAAATAAAGAATTTTGGTTTTACTTTGGAGACAAACCTAACGTATTCAAGATATAAACTATTCCTAGTGTCATTACTATCTCTAGTACCAACCATACTGAAACCTTGACAAGGCGGACCTCCAATTATTCCATCAATATGATTTATATCATGTAATCTTTGTAACATTTCATTAGTATATTCTTTTATGTCCATATGAATTGCTACTTTATTTTTATGATTATGATTATAAGAATGTATAGCTTGTTCCCATTTATCCAAAGCTAAAACCGATTCAAAACCTTCTGCTTCAAACCCGAAACTAAAACCACCCGCCCCACAAAATAAATCAATAATTTTATATGATTTATTTTCATCATTAGATGATTTAGCTTTATCAAATTTATTAATAAAATCTGATAACGCTAATGCAATCTGTTTAGCCAGTAATGGAGGAACTGCATTACCAACTTGCATAAATTGAGCAGTTTTTGTACCTTTAAAAACAAAATCATCTGGAAAACTTTGAATTCTTGCAGACTCTCTAACTGTAGGCACTCTATTAAAAATAGGATGAAAATAATTCATATGCCCTGTATCTATAGTAATACTAATGTCATCTTCCTTTAATCTTCTATATGCTGACGAATGTCTATTATCACGAATTGTATCCCACAATTCTACAGGAACATCTCTCCAGTTTCCTCCTTGTGGAACATGTTTAATTCTATTTTGAACTTTTTCAAGCGGGTATTTTATTTCATGATTAAAAATCAAATCTTTTGAATCACTTCTCATTTGTTTTTGATAATCGCATTTTGGTGAATCTAATTTATCATTATCTTCATAACTATACAAATCAGAAATAGCCTCAAAAACAGTTACTTTTTTCTTTTTAGATATAGAATCAAAATCAAATTTTTCACCTATTTCTTTTCTCACACCTATAATAAAAGCTCTCATTCTTTTTTGAGGCACACCATATTCACTTGCATCTAATACTCTATAGTTAATTGCATATCCTAATTCTAAAGATATTTTTTCTATTTCTTTCGTCGCATATGAATTATTATTTGTTAGAATTTGTCTCACATTTTCAATTAAAAAAACTTTTGGTTTTAAAATTTCTACAAATCTCATATATTCATAAAACAATAGATTTTTTTCTCGTTTTTCTTCCTCAGATTGCCACTGATTAGCCGCACTAAATCCTTGACAAGGCGGACCTCCAATAATTACATCAACACCCTCAAACATATTGATTATCTCAGAGTTAGTAATTCCTTTTATATCGCCACATATATTAATACTATTTTTAAAATTTATTTCGTGAGTTTCAATAGCCTGTTTATTAAAATCTACTGCACCAATAACATTAAAACCTGCCATCTCAAATCCTAGACTCAATCCTCCTGCTCCACAAAATAAATCTAAAACCTTTAATTTATTCATATTACTTTTCCTCAATACATTCCATAATATTTGATACATCACAATTTAGCTCTGTACAGATTCTTAGTAAAACATCAGTTGTAACATTTTTATCATTTCTCAACTTATGTAGAGTACTCTTACTAATGTTTGCCTTTTCCATCAGTTCTTTATTTGTCATATCTTTATCTATAAGTAACTTCCATAATGGCTTATAGCTAAATTTCATTTTTATTTTCCTCACGATTTTTCTATTATTCATATTGATTATTATAACATATATAATTTTTTATGCAAACTTTATACATCTTATAAAAAAACTATTACCTCTTTTCTCGAACTTTCAAAAAGAAAAAATCGGTGCAGTCCGAAGACCACACCGACAATTCTTTATCTTTCTGCTTCCTTGGAAACTTCTTTTTTATCCCCTAACTTACTTTCCTTACTAATCTTATCCTTAAATTTTACAATAGCATCTAAAGTTGATTCTTTCTTGTTTTCAACCTTTTTTACTTGTTCTTTCGCTTTTAAAATTTTTGAATATACGGCTTTTACATTTAGATACTCTTTTCCATTTTCATCTTTTGAAATTCTATCTTCCCCTGTGATTTTTACAAAGTCGCCTTTTTTCATATCTTGTACAAATTTAGTTTTTTCTCCATAGGCTGAAACATTTACAAATTTACTCTTTTCATCTTCGCCATTTACCGCAATGCTAAAGTTTGCTACCTTAAATTTTCCATTTTTACCTTCAACTTCTTCTACCTTAACATCAGATACTATATTTCCAACATACTCACTTAATTCTACTTCTTTTTCGTTTTCTTTAATGACTCCACTATTTACAAGTTCATTGTTCATATAATCAAACTCATCATTGAGTAAGCTCATACTGTCATTATCCATATACTCCTGGTATAACTTGTCCAAGGCATCTTTATTATTGATTCCTTTTTCAACACTAATTAGTGCTTTTACAAAATCTTCGTGCTTAGTATTAACCATTTCATTGATTATATTTTTCATATCTTTAAAATCCATTGTCTTATTATCTTTTTTCAAATGTTTATAATCATATTTTTTTATTTGTTCATAAATTTGTTCAATTGTAATCATCTCACTATCCGGTAGTTTATATCCAAATTCTTTTTCTGGATGTCTTATATTAACCTTAAAAACAGAGAGTGAGTCCTTATTTTCTTTATCTACCTTATAAAGTTCTTCATAATATTTAATTAAAGTATTTTCATTATGAAATTTTCCTTTATTTTCAAAAAGGTCTTTCATATCTTTTCTTGTTGCAACTACTAACTTTCTTGTTTCCATTTCTTCCTCCTTAAATGTTAAAGGGAAGCTATTATGCTTCCCTATCTTTCGTTTTCTTTTTCTTGTTTTATTTCTGAAGTGCTATTGCTAGTACTAATTTGCTCTTTGTATTTTGAAATCAACTCCAGTGTTGACTCTTTTTTATTTGTTATTTCTTTTTCTTCTACATCAAAGTTTGAATCAAGATAATCGCTATCTTTAAAGTCATTATCAAGATCTTTAGAGAGTGGATCAATTAAATTTCCATCATCATCTATTTCAAGTCCAAGTGTTTCTCTTAAATCACCCTCATCAATTTCTACATAGCCATCAAAGTCAGCATATAATAACTCTGCTTTTAATACTTCTAAGGCTTTTTCTTCACTACCAAACTCTTTTAAATAATCGATAGTGGTGATGACTTCGCCATCAATGGATTGCGTTCCGATTAAATCTTCTAAATTAAGTTCATACTGAATTTCATGATTCTCATCTGGTGTTGTTGTATAGGCAAGTCCTATATGTTTTTCATCTGGAAATTCTTTTGAGAAATTCTCGTAAGTATAGTTATCACCAAACTCACGCTGACAATATCCCATCAAAGCTTTCTTCACATCTTCTAACAACAAATTCTTTTTTAATTCAGAATTTCTTTCGATTGGAATGACTTGATCTAAATCTTTGTCGTAGTAATTATCTTTTCCTAAGATAAAGTCATTATCCATAGAAACACCAAGATTTTTTGCTAAATGATTCAAACCTACCCAAACATTAATATCAGCAGCTGATGCCTTTAAATTACCTGTTGGATGATTATGTAAACTAGCAAAGTGATGACAATCCTTATGTTCCTCTATAAACTTAATGACTTGGCTTACAGAAACAAGGCTACCAGCTTCAGCACCAATATTTAACTCACGGATATCCGAGACCTTGTTTTGATTATCTACACCCAACATGATGAAATGCTCATTTTCCAAAAACTTGGTATAAGATGTTAAGTTAAACATAATATCTTCTCTGTTTTTCTCATAGTCTTTACCGATACAGCTATCAAAATAAAGTTTTTTAAGTCCACCCAAGGTTTCCGTACTAAGTGGCTTTTTCTCCTCACTTGTTACTCCGATGGACTTCTTATTTTTAACTTTTGGCAATTCATTGATACATACTTTGTCAAAACACTCAAATTGTTTTAGGTTAAACAGGGCGATATTATTAAAATTTACTTCTCCATAAGCTTTTTTACCACAAACGATGATACTTGAAAGGGCTTTGTGCTTTACCAAGTCCTTTACAAGATTGTCTTTGTTGGTAATAAAAAATGAAACAGGATTTAAGGATGTATTAACCTTGATTACTCCCATTTCATCTTCTTTGATGTCATATACTTCTTTAAATTTTGCTATATCATTTCGCCCGACAATAACATTTTTATTTGGTTTAAGTTTATAATCTATAAGCTTTTCAATATACTGTAGCTTTTTATCTTTATCGTTTTTAATCTCATCAATTGTATATTTACTAGTCAGCTCATTTACTTGTGAGACAAGGTTATTATAGGCTTTTATTTTTGTCGGCACGCTAACACCTCCTTCAAAATCTGATTTGCTTGATTTTGGTCGATTATCATCTGATATTTTCGATTATGAATCTGAACAATAACTTCACAGTCTTCATTCATATACTCTTCCTTATCAATCAACTGGAGCGTGTCTTCTCCCTTGTAGTTAATATAAATATTTTTTATCATATGCCCTCCTAAAGTTCAGTTTCGTGTGATTTAGACTTTTTTGTTTCATCTTTTACTTCGCTACTTTTTTCTTTGGCTTTGTATTCTTTGATTTTCTCCAAGATAGATGGCTTCTCATTGTTTTCTTTATCAGAAATATTGTCATCTACATCAAAGTTTGACTCAAGGTAATCACTATCTCTAAAGTCCATATCATTTCGATCCACAATACCGTCATTGTCCATATCTTTATTTAGAACATCCCAAAGTTTGATATCATCACCAGCCAATATTGCTTGAATGGCTTCATACTTTTCTTCTAAGGTGTCGCCATTTTCAAAAGCTCCTTCAATTGTACCTTCGATGTATTCACCCATATAGTAATTATCGTTTGCGTATTCACTTGCTGCATCTTCAATCCTTTCTTCAATGGTGGTGATAAGTTCAAGTCTTTCTTCAGACGTTAAATAAGGCTCTATCTTCTCAATAAGTTCCTTGTTTTCCTTTAGCCAATCTTTTGAGTTTTCCAAGGCACAATATAGACCCATCTCTTCAGTATTTTTATATAAAGCATCAAAATACGCTTTGTATTCACCCATCTGTAAGATTTTATCAAGCGTGGTATCTTGTGATACGCCAAACTCAGCAACCGCTTCATCTGTCCATTCAGCAAATTTAGCGGCATTTTCATAAATATCGGAGTAATAGATACTCACTTGTGAATCGGCATATTCTGAGATGTAGTCAGTCATTGGTTGACCACTGTAATCATAGATATAGTCCGTACAAAGCTCAGTTATCTCTTCCGTTGTAAATGGTGTGTCCATTGCATCAAAGTAAACTTCTTTTTGTCTTTTTTCAATCATGAAATTTAAATATTCATATAAGTTAGTTGGTGCTTGCTTACCCTCAATAAGATATTCATTCAATCGATAGGAAACATATTTGGGAAATTCTTTATCGATGAGTTTATCAATCTTGGCACTTTCATCAAAGCTTGCCCCTCGATACAAGTCTTCTATTTGATGATTAAAATGGACTTTCGCACCTGTCTTTTCAATCTCAATTCCATTAGCTTTAATATCTTCTTCTGCTATTCTGATAAATTCGTATCCTACTTTTACATTCAACATTTCTTTATTGTCTTTCATAAATTACCTCCTGTAGTTTTATTAATATGCTTTCTAATACGTCCACGACAATACTGTTGCCGGCTTGCTTATAAAGGATAGAGGATGTTGTATTCGCTCTTTGAGGATAGACTTCCCTTAGCGTTTTAAAATCCACATCATCAAATCCCATTAGTCTAAAACATTCTCTTTCTGTTAAATAACGATACTTGCCATTATGTAGATCTATCACTCCGGCATTAGGGACTCTCACTTGTTTTGTCGAGATAGTATAGACAAAATCATCAATGATTTTTAATCTGCCGTTAAAACCGTTATTTTTCGCTTTGCCAGCCAAAAGAGCGCGCATAGATGGTTGTTTTACCTCATAAAGAGGACTAACCTCTTTTTCCAGAAATTTAGATAAATCTCTTGTTGTACTTCTTTGTAACTTTGCAAAGCCAAAATGATTTTCGCCATAAATACTGACGATAAAAATACGCTCTCTTTTTTGAGGAATACCAAAGTCCATAGAATTTAATACTTCATACTTATTTTGATATCCAAGTCTTTCAAGCTCCTTTAAGTAATGAAAAAAGGAAGCTCTCATATTTTTATCGAGAACTCCCTTTACATTTTCCCAAAGGATAACCTTTGGTCTAATTTTCATTTCTTCTATAATCCTTATTGTTTCAAAAAGTAGACTGCTTCTTGTGCCACTACCTTTTTCACCACCTTTCTTTAGTCCACTTCGACTAAAGTCCTGGCATGGTGATCCATGCATCACTAGATCAATTTCTACATCTTTTGGATGATAGGATTTAATATCCTTTGGCTTAAAATCTTCCCCATATAAAGTGTTATAAGACTTTACACAGTTTTTATCGACTTCTACATAATCGACAATCTCATGAGGTATCTGTTGTCTAATTAGTGCTTTTCTAACGGCTCCGATACCTCCAAAAAGCTCAAGCACTTTTATTTTTCTAATAGTCATCACCTCCAATAAAAAGTAGCTATAATGCTACTTAATCCATCTAATCTCTGTTATTCCTTGATAGCCTACTTCCCATACAAACCAGGCAAAGGCAATCGCATTACTTTTATACTTATGAAACTCAGCATTTTTGGCACAATTTAGTCTTTTTGAAAAGACATATATAACTTTAGGTGGGTGTTTGTTAAATAGCTCATAGCGTTTTTGCCCCTCTAAAAAAGCCAATCTAAAAAGCATGGCAATTTTAACTCCTTTATTAGAAATTTCTAAGGCATGACTTAAAAACTGATCGGCACAAAAATAAGGCGGATTAGTAATGATATCAAAGTAATTTTCTTTGATATCAAAAAAATCAATTCCGCCTTGTCCATATCCTCTATCAGAAATATCAGTCGCTTTTACCTCATAGCCATATTCCTCTAAAATCTTTCCAATATGTCCTTGTCCACAAGCTGGTTCATACACTGGTGATTTGAAGCTTTCTCTCTTTAATAACTCTTTTGTTGCTCTTGGGTCGGTTGCATAAAAATCTAATACTTCTCTATCTTTGCTATGTTTAATTAATGTATCGTACATAGATTATTTTGATACCTCTTAACAAGTTCTTTAATCTCGCTTTCAATCTCTGCAAGAAATGTACTTTGTTTCAAAGTTCCTTTTGCGATATCTGCTAATTTCATTTCCCACATAGCCGTTGTTTTTGGAGATTTAAAATGCTCATAGACAATTGTTACTAAACTCACTCCTTTATTCGTTGCAATCAAATTTTTCTTATCTCTTTCTACATAGCCTTTTGTAATTAGATTTTCAATAATACCTGCCCTTGTTGCTGGTGTTCCAAGACCTTTTCGTTCTACTTCAATATCTTTTTCTATAGCATCATTTCCTGCTGTTTCCATTGCTTTTAATAGTGTATCTTCGGTAAAGTGTTTTGGAGCTTTAGTAAATTTTTCTTTAATCTCTTTATTTTCTACTTCTAATACATCGCCTATTTTTACATCTGGAAGTTCTATATCTTCATTTTTCTTTGTTTTGTATTCTTTAAGATATTTTGTAAAGCCCTCATCCTTAATTACCTTACCTGAACTTCTAAACTCAAAGTCTCCAAATTCAGCTACAATCTTTGTTGTATTTTCAACTAAAGGATAGCCCATACTTGCATGAAATTTATAAGAAATAAGATCATATACTTTTTTCTCACTATCAGAAATGCTTAAAAAATCTTGATTTTGAGAGCTTACTGTTGGAATTATAGCATGGTGGTCTGTAACCTTTTTAGAATTAAATACTACCTTGATACGCTCTGTGTCAAAGTCATTCTTACCTAAAATATTATTAACTGTGCTTGTAATCATATCTTCAGTAAGGCATCTACTATCTGTCCTTGGATAAGTGATCAGTTTCTTTTCGTAAAGACTTTGTGCATAGTCAAGTGTTTCTTTTGCACTATATCCAAAATATTTATTACACTCCCTTTGAAGTGTTGTCAGATCAAAAGGTAAATCAGGATTTGTTACATTTTCTTTTTGAATAACATCAGTTATTTCAATCTTATCGCCTATTAAATTGATTAGCTGTTCTGCAGCAACTTTATCATCAATTCTATCTGTTAAAAGCGTAAATTCATTTGTAGATAGCTCCACTGTATAGTATTTCTCTTTCTTAAAATTAGCTATCTCATCATCTCTTTTTACAATCATATTAAGTGTCGGTGTCTGCACTCGTCCTACACTGTAGTTTTGCTTGTATAGGCAAGAATAGAGTCTGCTTAAGTTCATACCGACAAGCCAGTCTGCAATGGCTCTTGCTTTAGCTGATTCAAAAAGATTATCAAATTCTTTTCCATCTTTTAAGTTATTAAAACCATCTTTTATAGCACTATCTTCCATAGATGAAATCCAAAGTCTTTTCATCTTCTTTTTGCATTTAGCTTCTATATATACAAGTCTAAAAATGCTTTCTCCCTCACGTCCAGCATCACAAGCATTGATAACTGTGTCAATTTCTTTATCATTCATTAGTTTTTTAAGTATGCTAAATTGTTTTTTAGTTGCATTAACTAATTCATATTTATATTCACTCGGAATAATAGGTAGATCATCTATATTCCACTTGGCATATTTTTTATCGTAAGCATCAGGGATTGCCATTTGAATTAAATGACCAACACACCAACTAACTTTATATCCATTCCCCTCATAATATCCGTCCTTTTTATTTTTTGCTCCAATTACCTTTGCAATCGAAATTGCTACACTTGGTTTTTCTGCAATTACTAGTTTCATATTTCCTCCTTAAACAAAAAGGGTAAAAGACCTATCTCTTACCCTTTTTGCACCAAATTTTATATAGTTTTTGGTGCATTTTATTCTTCATCTTCTACATTTTCTTCATTTTTTTCGTCTTGTGAATCATTTGCGAAAAAATCATCATCTTCATCATCTTCAAAGCTTTCAATATCCTCATTTTCTTTTTTCTTAATAACCTTAAAATAATATCCTGCTCCTAAAGTAGCTGCTAATACAAGAGCTAAGAGGATATATGTTCCTAAATTACTTTTTTCTTCTTTTTTAACAGGCTTTACTTCTTCTTTTTTTGGTTCTTCTATCTTTTTAACTTCTTCTTTTGGTTTTTTGTCTTTTTCTACCATATTAAGCAAGTCATCTTCGGATACTTCTGTTAAAAGCATTACATTTTCACTTTTTTCATCGTGGTTAATAATTAAATGAAATGTCTTACCATTTTTAGTTTTAAAAGTAACAAATTGTCTAGCATCTGCTAAGTAATTTGAATATCCATTTACATTCTCTTCTCCACGATAAACTGGATAATCATTATTGGCATTATCCTTATTTTCAACTACACTTGCTCTTGCTTTTGATGGTTTAGAAGCTATGCCTTTATTAGTATTTAAATTTTTATTTGTGTTATTTACATTTGAATTTTGGTTATTGTTAGATGGTGCTTTTGGTGTTAGTTTATTTGGATAGCGAATTTCTTTTCCACTTACATTCTTATCTATTTGGCTTTTTAAATACTTATTTTCATCACTTTCTCTAGTATTAAAACTATTGTTAGAGCCTTTATTTTCTTTATATAAGCTTGTATTTGGTAAACTTTTTGCTATTTCATTTTTAGAAACAATACTTTTTACAACATCATCATTTTTACTACTATTTAGCTTGTTTACTTTTTCTTCTATAGAAATTATTTTTTGTTCAAGTTCTTTAAGTAGATTATCTAGTTTTGTATTGTTTGACTTTTTCTTATTTTTTCTAATCTTTCTTTTTAAGTTAAGTAGCTCATCTTCTAATGTTTTCACTTTCTTATTATCAAGATTTTCTTTATCCTTATCTTTTAAGTCCTTATTTAACTTTTCAATTTTTTCTTTTAACTCATTTAACTCTTTTTCTTTATCTAAAGTTTCCTTTTTATCCGTTTGAGTAGATTTATCTAGCTTTGTGATTTCATCTGTTTGGATAGCTTTATCAGTTAAATTTTTAATAGCTTGTGTTTCTGTTTGAGTAACTGTATCATTTTTATTTTTATCGTCAGTTTGTGTAGATATTTCTTTTTTATTTTCAGTATCGGTTTGAGTTTTAGCATTTTTAAAAATTCTACTATCTGTTTGAACTACTGAATCTTTTAAACTCTTATTATCAGTTTGTGTATAAATATTAGATAAGGACTTAGTATCTGTTTGTGCCTCTTTTTTTTTCAAAATTTTATTATCTGTTTGTACTACAGCATCTTTTAGGTTTTTACTGTCGGTTTGAGTTGAAGAGTCTGTTTTTTTAGTTTTTTCTTCATTTATTAAATTTAAAGAAAAGGTATGAGAAAATGGTGGAATTGTTAAATAGCTATGAGTTTTTAAATATTCTTCTGCTTCCTCAAGGCTTCCTCCCCATACGATAGATTGTGGGATGTAATTAAAGGTTATAAAGTCATCTTCAGTACTTAGTGCTTTTTTCTTGTAATTAGAATTATTTACTTCTTCATTTCCAATCCTTCCACTTACTTCAAAAGTTAAACCAACAACATCTATTGGCTCAACTAACAATTTTTGACCTTTCTTTAAAGTCTCCTTATATTCCTTAGTCTTATTATCAAGGCTAAAATTAAGCTCTTCTTTTCCTAAGCCCTTATCAATAAGCTTTTTATATTTTATTTCAAAAGTTTTTTCTGTTTCTTTTTTTTCTACATTATTTGCAAAAATTGTATTAACCTTTAACATAGTCGTTAGCAAAAAAGCCATCAACAAGACTAAACTCGTTAGTATTACTAGTGTTTTCTTTTTAAATTTCATCTGTATTCTCCTTTTTGATTTCAGTTTTATCTTTTTTAATCTTTGCCATTAAATCACTAATCGTGATATTGTTTTTTCTACAAATCATAATAATTTCCTCATTTTCAAGTTCTTCTTCCCTAATAAATAAAGGCTCTAATTCTTTATCAATTAGAGCCTTTTTGTCTTTCAATTTTTGGATTTTCTTTTTTATGATATCTAATTCTTTTTTCACATTTTTACTTCCTTTCTAGTGTCCGTTTATATTTTTTGGATAACCAAAGCCAACAGGATGTGTTTTACAAAAAGTATTGATCCAGTCATCAAGCGTTGTAACTCTAATTCTTCCGATATTATCCATTACTTTTCCATCTCCTATATAAATTCCTACATGACCATAAACCTTACCTGCACTTCCTCCGCTGCTACTACTTTCTACAGCAACAAGCATTCCGACTTGTAGTTTTGATGTATCACTTGTAAAGGTGTAATTTCGATACATATCATTTGCATTTCCACCAATGTATCCAAGTCCGGCATTTTGATAAACTTGAGATACCCACATTGCACACCAACCAGCACCAGGTGATGGGGTAATATATGCTGAATCTACAATTTTCTTTTGTATTTCACTTGAAGCTTCATATTCGATACCTCCACCTATACCACCATTTTGAATAATTAAGTCTTGGTTTCCAAAAAGCTCTCCCATATTACCTTTTGTTTGAAAAAGCGTTTCATAGTGTGAAAGATTTGTAGGATAGTCTTTAAAAATATTTCTTATTATGCTATCCATCTCTTTTTTATGAAGAGTTATATAGAGCTTTTTATATTCATAAGGCTTGTAGTAACTTCTTAAAACTTCATTTCCAAATTCGTCATAGTCAATATAGTAGTCAAGTTTGTATCTAATTTGGATTTCTTCCTTATATTCAAGATCATACATTTCATTAAAGAGTTCTTTTAAACTATCATCTACATCACTTACTTTTTCTACAATTCCATATCTTGCTGTAATGTAGGCTAAAAGTTCGTGTACACTATGCCCTATTTCTTCAGTATTTGTAAAAATATACTCATCATAGTCGGGGTTATTTTCTTTAACTGTATCAACCTCATTTTGCAACTTACTCTCTAAGGCTATAAAGTAATTATTGATTCCTTTAAGTACATCTTCGCTTGATAAATATGAGCTTGTTGCAATTGTATTTGATGTATTTCCTATTACTCCTCCCATAGGTAAAATTAAGGAAGATACACTAATAAATAAAAATAATATTCCAAGTCCTATAAAAAGGGTTCTTTTAACCTTTTTTAAGATGAATTTAGAAGAGTTCGTTAGAATTTCTTTAAATTTTTTCTTTACTTTATCTTTAAAAGTAATTTCATATTTTTGATAGATCAGTTTTTTCAATTGTTTTTTTCTAAAAAACTTTTTAATTAAACTACTTTTTTTATAATCATCACTTAGCTTTAGTTTATTTAATTCTTCTCTAAACTCTAATTTACTAGCTCTTTTTGTAATTTTTTCATCAAGCATTTTTAATTTAGACTCTTTTTTTCTTAATGCTTTTTCTCTTTTGTTTTTTCTAAAATTAGAAAGCTTCCTACTTGCACTTGCAACTTTATTAAGGCTTTTCTCGCTTCCTTCTGCCCCTACATTTTCACTACTTCCTGTTGACATATATGAAGCTAATAAAGATGAACTATTTGAAATACCACCTAAGGTTTTGTTTCTTGTTTTCGATAAAAAACTATCCTTTTTAGGAATTTCTTTTTGTAAAAGTAAATCTTTTTTATGCTCAAGTCTTCTTAAAATTTTATCGTTATCAACATTTTCAAAACTTGGTTTTTTCTTATTTGCCTCATTTAATATTTTTTCTTTTCTTTTTTGATGTTTACTTTTTTTGTCTTTAGAATCTGAATTGTCTTTAGCTTTATCCTTATTTTTTTGCTCATTTGTGTTATTTTCTTCTTTTCTTGTAAAGACTTCATCTTCATTAAAATTTCTTTTTTTATATCTTCTAATGATTTTCTTTTTGATTATTTTATTATCGCTTTTAGAACTTTTATTATCATCTTCTTTTTCATAAGCTTTCTCTTTTAAATTTGTTTTAGTAAAGTCTTTATCGCTTTTATTAAAATAAGCTAGATTTTTATCATCTAGCTTCATCTCTTTTTTATCAATAATTTTATCTTTAAATCTTTGGCTATCCTTAAGCCTATTTTTAGTAAAGTCTTTTTCTTTTATATTTTTTATATCAAGACTTTTTTTATCCTTAAAATATTTTGTCTTCTTTGTAGTATCTCTTATTCTTTTTGTTTTTTTCATAGCCTACTCCACTTCTTCTGGTTTAGTTGTCATTTTCTTATATAAAAGAGTGTGTTTTGGAAATTTATCAACAAAGGGTACAATGGTATTTCCGAAAAAGATTAAGCCCTCGCCTGCATTTGAATTGGTTACATAATTTAGTTGTGGTGGAGATATTTTTAACTTATCTGAAAGAATTTCCCTATCACCACTTGCTTGATTAAGCATTAGGATAAAGTCTGTATTATCAAAAATATTTTCAATTTCTTTACTTAATAATAAGTCTTTAACATTTTGAGTAATACCTGTAGGAATACCGCCCCATTTTCTAAATCTTTTCCAGATTTCAATCGAATAAGAAGCTGTTTGTTCGTCTTTTAAAAGCAAGTGAAACTCATCTATATAGTATCTGGTTGAGCGACCTAAATTTCTATTTTGTGATACCTTATTCCAAACTTGGTCTTGAATAACAAGCATACCTATTTTTTTAAGCTGTGTTCCAAGCTCTTTTATATCAAAACAAAGTAATTTTTTATTTAAATCAACATTAGACTGATGATTAAAAACATTTAATGAGCCACTTACATATATTTCCATTTCCGTTGCAAGTTTTTTGCCGATATCTTCTTCTTGATTTTTAAGCATATTGTATAAATCTTCAAGTATTGGCATATTTTCAGAAATTGGATTTTCAAAATACTTTTGATAAATTTTAGGTAGACATCTATCAATGACAGACTTTTCTAAAGCACTAAGCCCACTTCCACCAACAACCAACTCAAGCATACTCATAATAAAGTTTGCCTTATCTTTAAGGGGTGCATCTCCGTCTCCATAATTCATATTTATATCAAGCGGATTTAAATAGTCTTTACTTTTTGAACTAACTTTAATGACTTCGCCATTAAATTCCTTAACTAGAGCAGCATATTCTCCCTCAGGATCACAAATAATTACATCATCGTCAGTTACTAAAATAGCATTTGCCATTTCTCTTTTAGCACTAAAACTTTTACCAGATCCTGGTGTTCCAAGAATTAGTCCATTTGGATTTTTAAGCCTTTTTCTATCTGCCATAATTAGATTATGGCTTAGGGCGTTTAGTCCATAATATAGACTTGTATCGCTTGTCATAAATAACTCCTGTGTTGTAAAAGGCATAAAGACTGCTGTTGAGGATGATGTTAATTCTCTTTTGCTGCTAAGTTTATTAAAGCCCAAAGGTAAAGATGAGATTAAAGCTTGTTCTTGTCTATGATCTAAAACCTTTAAAGGACAGTTATGTTTATTACAAATACTTGCAATATTTTCAACGGCTATTTTTAATTTTTCTACACTACTTTCAAGATTAACAATGACAAAGGATACAACAAACATTTTTTCATCTCTTGTTTGTAAATCAACTAAAAGTCTTTTTACATCTTGTCCATAAGTTACTAAATCACTTGGCAAAATATCCATATCATAGCCGGCACGAATAGCTTTTTTATTTTCTTCAATCTTCATTTTGTCTATATCTGTATTTTTTCTTTTAATCATCTTAATTGCTTCAAATTGGTCAATGGCTTTGATATGAATTGATAAATACATATTGTTCTCAAAAGATAATATTTCTGAAAGCATTCTATCTGATAATTCGCTTGCCATAATAATAAAGTGGCTTGCTCTACAAATTTCTTTTCCCATTTTAAACATATCTTTTGGGGTAAAATTTAATACCTTGGGAATAATATATTTTTTTGTCTTATCCTTTTTATTTTCATCTTCAGTTTTTAAAAAGACATCTTCTAAATCTTCATAGCTTTTATCAAAGGTCTTTCCAACATTTAGCATATCGTGCATTATTTTAAGTCTTTCATAGCCGTCTAAGCTCTCTGCATAAACTCCCATCGCCTTTAACTGAGATAAAATTTCAATTTCTAGTCTTTCAAGCCTTGCCTTTGCTTCTTTAATATTTTTAGCTTCTATACTAAAGATGATGTATCTTTCCTTTTTTAGCCCGTTATTTCCTTTAGATAATTGATTTTTAAGCATATCTCTAAATTCACTTCTAAGAAGATTAAATTCATCTTCTTTTTCAGGAATACTAATGGCGTTTTCCATTTCCTTTAATCTTCCCAATTGATTTGTAAAACAAAATTGTATGCTAACACTTGGGTCAAATGAATTTAAAAAACCGGCAAATTGATTAAAGATAAAATCTCGATGTTCTTCTAGAGCTAACTGGTAGTTAATATCCGCAAAAGAAATCATCTTGTTAAAACGATTATCACTTAATTTTATAATCCCATCTTCGTATATCTCTTTATATAAAAGGGTATCTTCAATGGTATACCTTTTATCTTCAAGCCTAAAAAATTCAAATAATGATTTGGTAAAACTTTTGTTTTTAGTGTTTTTTAAGTCTTTTATTTCTTTTTTACTTTCCTTTAATAACTTAATCTCTTTTTTTAACTTTTCTTCTTGTTTTTTCTTGTTCAATTTCTAGCTCCTTTCTTTTTTTCTTTAGAAAACTAGCTTTGGGTATTCTTTTTTTCGGTTGATAAAACTGATGTAAAAAGACTTCCTTAAAATATTCTTCAGCCTTTAGTCCATCTTTTTCATAAAAGGTTAAAAACAAGACAGGAAATGCAAGTATGATTAAAAGTAACATTGAAATTTCATTTCCAAGGGCATTTCTTGTCATTAAATAAACAGGAACGGAAATGCTTCCTGCAATACTAAAACCTATTAGTTGTCTTTTAGTTAGATTAAAGGCGACTTTTGTTTTTACTTTTCTTAAGTCTTTTGGTATCTGTACATAAGCCATAGCTATACCTCATTAGTTTTTTTATTTTCTGATAAATACGTCATATGTTCATAAACTGAGCAAATCTCATCTTTAATTTCTTCGTTTTCTTTACTTAACTTTTCAAATCTTTCATATTCTTGTTTAACGTGCTTATTGTATGCTGTTGAAAAATCCATAAAATTTCTATCTACTTTTTCTTCTAAGTTTTCTAGTTTTTCCTCTATTTTTTTACTTTTTTTATAATTTAGATAACAAGCTAAGCTCACTAAAGAAAACAAGCTTATTTGTGCTATATTTTTTATTTTCATTTTTACCTCCTAATGTGCATTTAATATACTTTTTGAAAGTGTTCCGCTTTTTAACATCATAAGTCCAAGTAAGATCGTATAAATTAAAACCATAACTAATGATGAATGAAGATTTTCTACATCAACACTTTTAATTAAAACGGCATAAATTCCAAGACAAATTGTCAAGAATAACCCTTGAAGAGCTAGGGCAAAAAGATTTTTGATAAAATTTGTTCCAATACTTCCCCACTCCTTATTTCCCATCGTGGCAAAAGGTATGGCACAGACTGCACTATATACATAAATTTCAAACATGCGACCATAAAGTATGATTGAAATTAAAATAGATACCCCTTGTATTAAAATTTTTACAAGTCCTGTTTCTAAAGATAAGAGTACCAATGAAGATAACTCTTCATTTTTTAGATTTTCAATTAGTGCCTTAAATTCGTCTAAGGATATGTTTGAGCTTGTACTAATTACGCCTGTTGCTTTCATTACTAATTCTTGTGCCAAATCAAAAGCTGACATTGCAAAGGTAAAGGCATTTGATACCAAATAAACTGCAACTGCCATTTTAAAAACATACTTAAAAAGCTCAAAGCTATCTCCATCTGCCATATTATTTCTATTCATTACAGTTTGTATAAGTTCAATACAAAGAACAGCTGTAATAATTAGTCCTGCAAGTGGTATGATTACTGAGTCATTTATATTTTTAATAAAGGAAAACACCTCGCCGTTAAAACTTTGAGGTGTCTTTCCTACTTCATTTGATACAAACTGTACTTTATCATTTATATCAATAAACATTGCTTCAAGGTTGCCTTGGATTATTCCGATAAATATATCTTTTATCCAATCTTTTAATTTATCAAGAATTCCAAACATAATATCACCTAACTTTAATTAAAGACATTTGATAAAAGTGGAATTAACTTAAGACCGATAAGGACAATGCCTCCTCCTGCCATTAATTGCTTAATACCTTGAGATTTAGCACCGGGGTTGTCATTACCATAGCCTTCCATTAAGTTAATTACTCCCCAGCCGCCAAGTCCTGCTCCAATTGCGATAACTAAAGTTTTTAATACATCTACTCCTTGTGTGAAAAATTCCATTTTATTCTTCCTCCTTTTTTTCTTGCTTTTCGATTTTATTTAAGTGTTTTACAATAAAATTTTTATAAGTCTTATCTTCTTTTTTTGTTTCTTTAAAATAGCCAAAGACATGGATAAAATCTCCCTTTTTAAAGGTTTTTGTAAGTTCTGTTTTATCTCCATATATAGAACAGTTAATATATTCTTTGCCTTTGCCGTACTTTTTAACTAGGGTAAAGTTACAAATTTTTAAGATTTTATCTTTATCATTCATTTCTACATATTTCACATCATCTACCAAGTTTGCATTGATATTTAAAAATTCTTTTTCCATTTATTTTTTTCTCCTTTGTTTTAATTAAAAAGCGACTAGATTTTCTAATCGCTAGAGTTTATATATTTTCTTTTACAGGTAGTAGGGCTTCTTATCCTTTTCATATTTCTCCTCGTATAATAATGTTGTAGTTAAAACTACATATTTTATTTTCATCTCATATTCTTTATGAGATAATAGTTGTATAGATAGAGGTCGTAGTTTTTCTCCTTGAAGCTTTTGTCTTCCTTATTA